GGACAGAAATCTGCTCGTGCTGCTGTTCAAGAACAGGAAGATGAGTATGGTTCCTATGAACAAACTCCTTCTAAGGAAGAGAATGTAATCGCAGAACTGGAACAATCCTACGCTCGCAGTAAGTCACCTTCACTTCCCAAGATTGAAACATCTGATGAGGATGAAGATGATGCTCTGAGTTACTTCCAACGACTCGCAGAGGATTGATTATCCAAACAGTCTAATATTATCTCCTCTCTTTAAGGTGGCGTTCACAAACTGATCGCCACCTCTTTTGTATGTAAAGATATCATCAAGATCATTAAAGACTACATTTAAGTATTCTGGTTTAAGAGCAAATATATTTCTTTTTTCATCTTCAATTCTAAGTTCATATTCGTAGTTTGTTACTGGAACTACAAAAGAACTTGATGGAACATATACGGTATACCCAAGACCAGAATCCCAGAACTCATAGTAATAAGAGTTTGCATTAACTGTAGATGTTTCGGAAACTACGAACAGTGCTTCTTCATCTCTTGGGTTTGCTAATACTGGTGATGCAATATTGGGAACAAATGGAAGTTCATATCTAAAACCAGTAACTGTAAATCCATTAGTTGCAAGAATTTCAGTTACTATCTGAGCTCCATTATATTGATTCTCAGTTACATTATTGATATTGACTTGATCCCCTATTTGCAGTCCTGGAATACCATTTACAAGGAAAACGGTAACGGTTGAAGATGGAGTTAAAGAATTACCTGATGAAATAACAGCAATCTGAGAATTTACTATCTCTACAAAGTTACCATTTGTCTTCCAGGTTGGAGAGATTCCAAGACCACCTCTTAAAACTATTCTTCCTCTTGAATCTCTAATTTCTGATGTTTCAAATCCACGAATGCCGTTATAAAGATTATCATAAGATCCATATTTTTCTAACATCACCTGATCAAAAGTTCTTTGAGTCATGGGCCATTCATTCTGAACATTCAGAATGTTATTTGAAACAAGAATGACCCAATCTAATGTAGAATCATTATAAAACTTTGCGGCAACATTATCAGCCCTCTCGTCACCAATAATCTTATACTTCGTGAAGTAATTAAGATTTCCAAAAATATCTTCTCTTAACTTTCCTCTTTTGAAAAGATTTTTAACAGCAATATAATCGGAGATATTTTGTTCTCCAGCAACTCTGCTGACATATTCAAAATTAGGAACTTGTCTGAAGTAAGGTTTTGCCATTTTTAGAATCCAATTGGGTGATCAGGCTTATAATCTTCATAGTAAATTGGTACAAGTTCTTTGAATGCAAGAGTAATATTATATGAAGCCATTGTTCCATCTTCATATGTCATGTATGAACCTTGAGGAGTATAATTTACATCAAAACCTATAAGAGCGCATTCTTTTATTTTGTTTATGCTTTTATGCTCCTCAGCACCTTTTTGTAAATATTTAATTAAGAAAGTATTCGGCGCTCTTAAGAAAATTCCAGTATCTCTTTTTACTGCCATATTCTTTTTAAAGAACTTAATAATTCCCTTAATTTGTTCGGACTCTTTTTTTGTTCTTGGAATCATTCTAAAACTAAAACTAAATGGTCTTAATTGTGGACCATTAAAAAGAAGTTCAACGTTAGGATTTAGAATTCCTCCGGTTCTACCCTGTATATTTTGAAGTCCAATGACTTTTTCAGCTAATAAAGCCAAACCAGTATCTGTATTTTGTTTACTTGAAAAAGTTTTTATAATGCCTTGCAAAGATTTTGTGAAAGACTCTTCGGTAAGAGTATTTCCTCCAACAGCTTTAGCAGCAGCAGATAAAGCTGTTCTGGTAATCTCATCTAATGAACCATCACCCCATCCAACTATATTTGAGTCATTAATTTGAGCTTGTATTGGAAGTGTTACAGTTCCTTCTATAGTTCTTTTTTCAGTTTCTCTTTTTGTGGCAGTTGTACCTGGGGTGTTTAATCCTGAAGGAATATATTTTACAGCTTCAAATTGAATTACATCTTGATCCAAACTTAACTTTTCTGGATATTTGAAATTCGTTTGTTCTGGAGTTCCTTCTGAAACTTCTTGATTTGGATTTGCAGGAGTAGAACCTCCAGAAGCTCCAGGTTGATTAGGATCTACTATTTGTGTAGGGGGCAATCCACGAGCATTATCTATAGATTCATTAATTGTATTAGTAAAAGTTCCTTGAGCTAAATTTCTCTGAAACTCTTCAGTTGAAAACGATGAAGGAGTTATAACCCCATCATTAAAATCGGCAAAAATCGTCCTGGTCCCATCAGAGTTAACTCTATAGATCTCCGAGTTATTCTCGTCAATACTTACAGTAACATATCTCTCATTACCGAGAAGATATTCTTGAGATTCTGCCATTATGGACTTTTTTATCTATTTAGTCCTGATTTTTCCATAAGGTAATGAACGAAGGTATTCAATTTCATTTGATTCTACAAGATGAAGAGCACCTACTACTTCTTGCCAGGTATAATTTCTCATCTGACCCCAATGATAGTTGAATCCTTTAAATCCCCACCTTTCTATATCTGTCACAGCAACTAAAGGATGTTCATCATATCTAATACCCTCAGTTTTAGGATAGTATATGAAGGTGTAGTATTTTCCACGATCAGGAACATACTCTATATCTCTAAACACTTCTAATATATTCATCATAATCAACTCAGCATCTTCAGAACCATCCAACTTTCTTTTAAGTTGTGATACTCTTGATGATTGTCTCTGAACATCTTGTCCGAAACCTTTTGCCATTAACCGATACCTAGTTCGTTTTCTGTGATAATACGGAATTCAAGCATTCTATCTGCACACCATTCTTTTGCAGCTTCCCACTTTGCTTGATTTACCGCATAAGTTTTCACTTCGGTAATATAAGTTCTTGTTCTTTTTTTACTTGTTTGGACAGGAGGAAGAGTTTGTCTTTTTGGTTTAACCTCAATCACATACCTTTTAATATCACCAGATTGTTCACGGACCTTGATGATAAAGTCTGGAAAGTATCTTCTGACTCTGCTTGTAGTTGGATCAAAGTATGGAATAAAGAACTCTTCACTACCCCATTCCAAGATGTTCTCATTTAGATCACACCATCGACAGAAACGGCGTTCCCAACTACTACGACAGATGATATTGTTAGGATCACCTTTATACTTATTTGGATATTCAGGTTTATAACGACTCTTTATGCTCTCTGCCATTATACATAATATATCAGGTCAAATAGTATTTATAGATGCCTGCTCCAAAGCCACAACCTGTAAAGATGTTTCAGGTGAAGGAAAAACTCCTTCGACCTGCACTAACTTCTAACTTCGAATGTTATATTCCTCGGACTAATATTGGCGAAGTTGATCAGTATTATGATACTCAACTTCTTTCATTATCATGCTATGAAACTGCTTTGCCAGGGTCTTCATTGTTTACTAATGAATCTACGGACGACTTTACTGGAATAACTCAAAGATTTGTATATAGAAAAGGATATGATCAATCAATTGATTTAAATTTTTATGTTGATCATAGAGATTCTCAGGGATACAAAGTAATATTATTTTTTGAGTCTTGGATTAGGTATATTACAAATGACGATAATAACAACGTTAATGATAATTTTAGTTATAGAGTTAAGTATCCTGATGAACCAGATACTGGATATAGAAAAGATATTTACTTGACCAAATTTGAAAGAGATTTCAAAGGTGATGTATTGACTTATAGATTTTTGAAATCTTATCCTATTGCAATGAGTTCAATGCCTGTTTCATATCAAAATTCTGATCTTTTGCGTTGTAGAGTTTCTTTTAACTACGATAGGTATATTGTAGAAACAAATTCACAATCAAGAGAATCTGAACCAGGACAAATTACTCCTGTGGGTATTCCTGATGTCGGCTTCCCCGAAAATCCACAATTTGGTATTGATTCTGGCATTCAAACCCCAATTATAAATCAAAATCCTCTAAGTAATAGAAGAACTTTTGGAACACAACCTAATCAAATTAATCCCGGAAGTGGTAATATCAATCCTCCAGTACAGTAATAAATAATCACACTGAAACTTCTATAGGATATTATGCCTTTACCTAAGATTTCGACGCCAACTTATGAACTTGAGTTGCCATCCACAGGAAAATCAATTAGATACAGACCTTTTCTTGTAAGAGAAGAAAAACTTTTAGTTCTTGCAATGGAATCTGAAGACTCCAAACAGATTACCAATGCAATTAAAACAGTCATCAAAAATTGTATAGAGACAAAGGGAATCAAAGTAGAAACTCTTCCAACTTTTGACATTGAATATCTCTTTTTAAATATTAGAGGTAAATCAGTTGGAGAAGAAGTAGAACTTAATATTATTTGTCCAGATGACGGTGAAACTACAGTTCCTGTGAAAATACTTCTAGATGATATTCATGTAGAAAAGAATCCAAATCACAATAATAAGATTAAACTTGATGATTCTTTAATGATGGAAATGAAATATCCTTCATTAGATCAGTTCATTAAAAATAATTTTGATTATAATTCTGATGATGTAATGAATCAATCTTTTGATTTAATTGCATCATGTATTGATAAAGTTTATAATGAAGAGGAAGTTTGGGATGCTAGAGACGTGACTAAAAAGGAACTTGAAGAGTTTCTTGATCAAATGAACTCAAGTCAGTTCAAACAAATTGAAAAGTTCTTTGAGACAATGCCAAAACTTTCTCATACTTTAAAAGTTACAAATCCAAATACAAATGTTGAAAGTGAGATTGTATTGGAGGGACTCTCAAGTTTTTTCGCATAGGCATGGTCCATATGGACCTTGAGAACTACTTCAAACTTAATTTTGCGTTAATGCAGTATCATAAATATTCATTAACGGAAATTGAAAATATGATGCCTTGGGAGAGAGATATCTATGTCGCTCTTCTTAAAGATCATTTAGAAGAAGAAGAACTCAAACACAAGTTAGCACAAGGGATAACATGAACCCAGTAGCCGAACAAATTGATGAAAGGATTTTAAGGCTACTGGGTCTTGAGGATGTTTTTGACCTTGATTATGATACTTACATGACTCTCCTTCGGGAGGCAATGGTTAAAGGTGCAAATAAATTACCACAAGAAGAACTTGCACTTCTTGCAAACGAAAGAAAAAGAATAAGGGGAAGGGAAGGAAGATTTAATCCAACACCACAAAAAATAACTGTAGATAACATTGGTGGTATTGGTAATATAATATCTAAAAAATTATCTTTACCTGGTGCTGGAATTTTAGCACTATCTCAAAAAACGGCTGAATTAAGACAACAAGCCGTAGAAGTTCCTCAAGAACAACAAGTAGTTCAACAACCAATTCCTCAAGATCAGTTTGTTGACTTAAATAAAACACTTTCTTCAATACTTGATACTGTAAACAAGTTATATGATCTTGAGGTAAGAAAAGCTAGTGAAGCTGCTCTTCTGGCTGAGAAAAAATCTAGAAGGAGTAGAGAAGAAAGTGCTGAAAGTTCTTCTAACGTTGCACAAAAAGCTTCACAAGCATTTCAAAATGTTATAGCTCCATTTCAAAATATTTTAGATAAGATATTTGGATTCGTTAAATTTATTTTCCTAGGGAAAATATTTTTACAATTAGTTGAATGGTTGAAAGACCCAAGTAATGTTGAGAAAATACAGTCTCTTGGTAGATTCTTAAAAGATTTTTGGCCTCTTTTACTTGCACTTTACATTAGACCTCTCAGAGGATTTATATTTAAACTTACATCAAGTCTTTTACAATTCAGTGGAAGATTAGCTTCTAAAGCTCTTGGACCTATTTTCAGTAAAGCTGGAGGAGTTCTTTCTAGATTTGCTGGAAGGGTTGGATTACAAGGAGCATCTAGAGTTCTTCCGGGAGTTCAAACTGCAGTTGGTCTTGGACTTGCTGGAGTTAGAGCATTTCAAGGAGATTTTAAAGGAGCTGCTTTAGCTGTTGGGTCTGCTATTCCTGGTCCAGTTGGATACGGATTTTTGGCCGCTGATGTTGGTAGAAGTGTGGCTGGATATGCCAGTGGAGGATTGGTAGATGGTGAAAAGGGAATTGATAAAGTTCCTGCTATGTTGACTGAAGGGGAGGTTGTAATTAATAGAAAAACTGTTGATGCTATTGGAGCTGAAGTATTTTTAGCACTCAACAGACTTTATGGTGGTCCTGGTGCAAATAAACCTAAGATGATGAGGTTTAACACTGGTGGATTAGTTGGTAAAGAACAACCTTTAGTCAATCAAAAAGCAATACACATTTATAATAGACTCATATCTAGAGGATTGACATCCACAGCTGCGATGGGTATTGTATCTAATCTTGGGGTTGAAACTGGATATACTTATGATCCATCAACTGTTCAAGGAAATAATGGCCCTGGAAGAGGGTTAGCACAGTGGGAACAGGG